GTATTTGTTGGTGTAGGAGTTGGTGTTGGTGGAATATAACTTGCATTACCTCCTAAGTCACAATGAATTGGTGTGGTGGTAACTGTAGGTGTAGGAGTTGGTGTTGGTGGAATATAACTTGCATTACCTCCCAAATTACAATAGATAGATGTTGGTGTAGGAGTTGGTGTTGGACCAACAAATGTTGCCGTTCCACCTAAAGTACAGATAATAACAGATGCCGTTCCACTAATTTCACAATGAATTGGAGTATTACTTGGTGTAGGAGTAATTGTATGCGTAATCGTTGGTGTTATTGTATGGGTAGGCGTAACTGTTGGTGAAGCAGTTGTAGTTAGTGTTGGGGTTGGGCTTGGTGAAGGAGCCGGACCTAAATTAACAACTTTTAATATTTGATTTCCCAAATATTGTGAATCTAATTTTATATTAATAATTCTATCTCCAGTTGTACCCGTAAAAGTATATGTTGCAGATTGTTCTAAATAAGTTGTACCTGTTGGTAATTGTGTAGTTTGTGGTACACCATTTTTAGGTTCTCCCCAATCAATTGTGAATGTTGGAATATCGGGATTTGCAAGTAATCTATCGACAACATTTTGTGTAGTAGTATTATAAATGGTAATTGTATTACCAGTCATTGTATACATGAAATTAGCCGTAAAATTATTGTGCAATATTCTACCATCAAAATCTACCATTATACCTTGTTCATCAAATTTAGATTCTAAATAAATTGGAATTTGGTAATCAGGATATATTTGTTGATTTATTTGTTGTAATGTACCAGTTAAAAGATTCCATCTTCCAAGTATGGGTAATCCCCATTTATAATAACCTTCAATTAAATTATCTGTAGTACCTGTTGTTAAGTTATAAATTACATAACCAAGACTTGGTGTTAAACCAGTTGGTAAATAACCTGTCATTCCTGACCACGGAACCAAATTTGATGGTGTAGATGAATCATACCAATTATGATCAGTCAAAGATACCAACGAACCCGTTGGTATATTTTGTTGTCTAATTGTATATATTGTTTTTTTCACCTATTATAAATAACTTACTTTAATTTTTATTATAAACAATGATAATTTGCTGTCACATCATAAATTGCACCCGATGAATTAATATGATATAATGTTTGATTTAATATCATATACATAGGTGAAACGTGATTATTCGTATTTAAATTATCCAAATAAATTATTGTTCCAACAATTAATGAATCCGTACTTACTTTATATAATGTAGACGTAATATTGTCGTCTTTTGTGGTACAAACATCAGTGGTAGTTAAACCTGTATAAGGATATATTGCCGTATATGTTATTGGTGGAGGACATGTATAGGTTGTTTCATTAATTTGTCCTTCACTACCTGTAACCATATAAACTGTATCATTATAATGATAATATCTTGGGTGTAAATCGGTTCCATCTGCCACTGTGTTTAATATGCTATCTTGGTAAAGTTGTACATTAGGGAAATTACCTTGGAAATAATATGTAGTTGATGTTTGATTATTACAAGCATTTGTAACTGACGTTCCAGAATACATTTCTATAGAATTTACAAAACAAGCTGAGCAACTAGCAAAATCTCCTCGGTTATATGTTGCTGAAATTGCATTACCACTATGAACTATAGATATTACGGTCCAACAGTTTATTCCATTCATAGTTGGAGGAGCTCCGACGCCACCTATAAGTTGGTAAGTTTTACCAGTAAAAAATATCCCGTTTCCTATTGTATAATAATTTGGATCTGCGCCACTGTTACAACATTTAACAACATAATAATCTGGCGGTATTGTCCCTTTTGTTGGTGTTGGAGTTGGGGTATGTGTTGGAGTCGGAGTAGGTGATGGAATCAACGATGTAATAGTTGCTATTCCACTTAATACACATAAATTCGCAGAAGGTAATGGTGTTGGGCAATTTAATGTTGGAATTGGTGTTGGGGCACTAGCGCCTCCTTTTTCAAAAAATAAAATCGGTTTATCGCTATATCCCACTCTATCACCTCTATGTCCTGAATATTGATATACTTTATATGAATGTTTTACTTTATTAATATCAATTTGATAATATAAATCATTTTCTTCTGTGACGGTGTGCCCTGTGGTATATCCTGAATTCGTAAAATCTAAAATACTTCCGTCAACAGCATTATAAAATTTTGCCGTCATAAAAAAAGTATTACCAGTTGTGCTACCACTTAAATTACTATTATTTAATGCCGACTCATCATCAAACCAATAAAAGTACATATTTTCTTTTTTTTCATAGTTTGAACCCATGAAAACAGGAACATGTATATAACCATTTAAATTGTTATAATAATATTTTTGTCCGTTTGGTATTGATAAATTTTTTGCAAATACTAACTTTCTATTTGTTCTATTTGGGGCGTCGCAAATTAATGTGTTTCCAGAAATAATACCAGGTGTTTTAAAAAATTCCAATCTAAAAAAACTTTTTGTTGATTGTTTTAATAAATGTTCGTTTTCTAAAAATGTTATTCCTATAGGGTTATAATCTAAAACATAACTTGGTGAATTTCCTGTTGTTGAAAAATAAAAGTAAAACCAAATATCCGATTGAGCAGGGATATTAGCACATGGGTGATATTCATCGTGAATGTATCTTACTGTTTCATAATTAACAATTGGATTGATAATATCACTTAATACTTCATCTTCATATTGTTGCATATTTTCTTCCCAACCTAAATTGGTTTGAAAATCTGTTTCAGTATTCAATATTAAATTAATATCTTGATTAGTTTTTAAAATTTCCATTAACAGTTCAATGCATTTTTATTTTTATTATTATTAACGTCATCAAAACCTATCGCACCATCTTGTTTATTTTTATAATATAATTCATTTCTTAAATAAAAATTGATGTCTGCTTTTACATAATGGTTTCCGTTTACAAAAGGAAAATTAGTTCCATTACCATCCGTATCAATATAACCATGATCATATAAATCTCTCCATCTCCAAACAGACAAATCAAAATCATATTTTGCATTTTCAGGTAAATTAAAAATATCTTTAACTTTTGATGTTTCTATGTAAGGCGATAGTTGTCTTAACTTAACTCTATGATGTCCTTGATGATATAAACCTATTGGATTATTTGTACTTGCACCACTAAAATTTGTTGTACTATCTATTTGTATTGAGTTACTTGTTTGATTATAATCAAATACAGTTGTATCATTATAAAACTTATAAAAAGACTCACTTATGATTCTTTCTTTAAATTCTTTATTATTATACTCAACAAATGCACCTGTTAAACCTGACATTCCAACAGATAATGTGTTACCGGTAGTGAAAGTGTGTCCTGAACTTGTAAATGTATTTCCAGATAATAATGTTTCATTTGATGTTGTTCCACTAAATTGGTTATCAATCCACGTATTGTGAAAATTAAATTTAAACCCGACTTTTGGTGGGTATACAAAAAATCCACTTCCGTTTCTAAAGATAGTTGTGACGTAAACGTCAGTTGGTATAAATCCTAAATTATTTGTAATACCCGATAATTGTATTGGTTTTTTAAAATCAAACAAAACAGATTCCATTCTATTTCTTTCAACTAATACATCGTATTGTCCACTAAAATTTTCATACAATAATTTTTTTTCATCTCTCCATATTGGTGTTTCAAAACCAATAGTATCCATAATATAACCATATGAATCAGTTAAAACCTTGTGTTTATGAACATAATAATCTGAAGTAGAACCTGATATATTTGTAATATCTAAACATCTTGCACCAATCATTAAAGTTGTTAAAGTTAAACCTGTCGGTATTTGTGTTTTTAAAATATTAATCACATATTTTTCAGAATTATATGTTGTATTACCTACACTATCAATTCTAAATGTTCTTCCTAATGTATTTCCGGTTAATGTTGTTCCAGATAATGTTACATATTCCCCTTGATTCATACCATGTTCAACAGGACAGGTTAATTCATAAACAATTCCACTTGTATCTGAAATTCTAAATGGTATACCATTTCCTGATTTAAAATGAATAATATTATTTCCTTCTGTTTTTGTTGCTCCTGATAATGTATATGTCATCGGAAAATTAATGTCCTGATCATAAACATAAGTCAAATATAAATTCCAGTTATGATAAGGTGCATTTATTGGTGTAATTGTTTGGTGTTCAGTCGAACCTGTGTAAACTACATTTGACACAAATGATGTTGGGGTATTGCCTGATGCAATAACATTTATTTGTCTATAAACATCCTTTCTTAAAAACGCAAATTCATCATATGGTAAATAACCCGTATAGTCAGTGTTATTTGTTCCATCACCAACCAAATATAATCTATCAGTCAAATATGTATAATCAGTTGTACCGGTATATAAATTACGAAATATCATTTTTAATTTTCCATAAATTTTATAATTGACACTATCGTTTCTTTCTTTATCATATAATTGATCGATATCAAGAATAATATCTCTATCTCCAATTCTTATCAGAGTTTCTGATGTCTCTAAAACAAGTGGAAAATCTAAATCGGTTTCACTTGATTTAGCGTATTCTTTAGATGGTAATAATATTTGTTTATTCTCTTCCATTATTCAACTGGTGGGAATGCCCCTTTTGGTCCAAAATATTTTATTAATAAATCAAGCGAAGTTTTATCAGGTCTTAAACCAAAATAAAATAAATAAGGTGTTGATAATACCTGTTTAACCCCCGCGTAATTTAAAGCTGTTTGTGTTATAAACATTTCTCGATAATCTTTTATATAACCATCTGGTTGTTTTACCCAAGTTTGATTTACAACAACATAAATGTCGCCAGTTAATGGATCTTTAAAAGGTTGTGTTGGATCAGAAGCTAACGTAACATGTAGCCACATTTCTCCTTCAATAAACCCTACCGCTTGTGTTGCACCTGTTGGTGGTACATCTACCCCGATATATTTAAATCTTTCTAACATGTTTAAACTATTACCCGTAAATGCATATTCGGGATGGGTGATAGTCATTGGTTTTAAAAGATATTCTTCATTACCATCTTGAACTAAATAATTTGTTATTGTTTCACCAGTTAAACTATTTGTTACACCACTTATTGAAAATATTCTTTGTAGTGGAGCGACTGCTATTTTTTTTCTATCCCATCTTTGTTGATCACTATTATTTCCATAAGAACCAAACCCTGTTCCACCTTTATTCCATAAATAAAATGGAACTTTTTGTGTGTAATCTCCCAATCTTAAATTCAAACATCCTCTTATGAACGCACCAATATTTGAAAATTTTAAATCAATTGGTGTTGGTGAATAATTTCCATTAGATAGAAAATATGATTCAAAATAAGGATTTTCAGGATCCATAAATTCACCATTATATAAAAAATATTGTGGACTATTCGTGTCAAAAGCTTCGATGCCAGCTTCACAGTTTATTGACATTAATTGTACGATGTCTCCATCAAAAGTTTTTACTCCACCAAAATCTTGATCGGTAAAAAAATCGTCAACATCAAATTTACCATTATTAATATCCAATCTATAATTAATTGCATATTCTACAATTTTTGCAGGATCTTGATAAGATGTTTTAGTGATGTCTCTAATTACTGAAGTGGTTGGATCGACTCTTGGATCGGTACATATTTCATATAAAAACTCATCTCTCACACCAACATCATAGAATGTAGTAGGGTGTAATATTTCATAATATGTACTACCTAAATTAGTAGTTTGTCTTCCAATAAACCCATTTGTTGGGTTGTATGGTGTACTTCTATAATAAAAATTCTTGTCAAACACATTATAAAAAACAACATTTCTTGGGAATTTGGAAACTCTTTGTCCTAAATCATAAACAGCTTCATCGTCCCAAATTATTTTATTATCAAATTTAAAAAAATATAATAAACCGTTTAACCAGTTATCAACAAATGAATAGTTCACTACACCTCCACAGAAAAATAAACCAACCCTTTTTCTTCGATACCATTCTAAAATCATTTTAACATTCTTAGAACCACCATTAATAACCGGTATCACTGTGAACACACCATCTCTAATTTCTGAATAACCTGATTTTGTTTGTCTGTCATAATAGGTACTACCAATTTTACCCCATCTTTTATATCTTGGAGATCTTTCGGCACCTGCAGCTCCTATAATGTCAGCCATTATTGTATAACCCGTAATTGTCGTTCCATTATTGGGATCCGTTTGAGATTCTTTATACCCCAATGGATATCCTAATGAGTCAGCGGGATAATATGTGTCTGGATTTATAGGGTTATATCTATCACCATATGTTATACCTTCAGCAGCCCATAGATATTTCAATGAAACAGTTTCGTTATACGCTTTGTCATACTTTTCACAACCTTGTTCTATTGTTAATAAAGTTGAGGTGTCGCCGGATGGGTTTGATTTTTTAATGTTTCTATCATATACCCTGATAATTGCATATGTTCCTCTATCTGCAATATTACCTTGTCCGTTATTTGAACCTATATAAGGTTCATCATGATTATAAGTATCATAATTTAAACCACTTAAATTTGACCATGTTGGATGATCCACAGCGATGGCTGTTGTGTAGGTATTCCACACACCAGCATAATTTACCCAATTTTGAATTGTAGTTTGATAACCCGTTGCTGCAGATTGCCAAGCCCCCCAATTCGGTCTCAAATCATTAAAAGGATTATCTAAAGATATTCCCGGATGATGCTTGGGCACGTACTGTTGAAAATATGATTTATTACTTAATGCTGTATTTGCCGCATTAAAGTTTAATATAAAATTTGTAAATCCATCTGATGTAGTTCTACCAGAATAATCCCCATTCGCAGCGCTATATGGTAAAACATTATCATATAATATTGGAAAAACGTCAGCAATAAACCTACTATCATTATTATCACCTTGCTCTGGCACAACTGTGACTTGATTATTATTTCTTACGCCTGGTACAGTTAAAGCTAATAATATATCATTTCTTTGTATTTGAGTGGCGTCACTTAAATCAAAATTAAATGTGTTTCCACTAAGATATGGATCATTTATATCATATTCTCTAGCTTTAGCATTTGAATAATAATTTGTTAACCAAGAAGAATTATCATTTGTGGATGTGTTCCCGCTTATTGGTATTAATACAACTTTACCTCCTGCAAAACTACCTTCACCAATACCAATTATTTTACATAATACTTCACCTACTGATGCGTATTTTAATTCTGTAGTTTGGTTATTTGCCGTATATTCACTATCTAAACTACAGACAGTACAATCAGGATAAATTGTTAATGGTAAAATTTGGGTTCCATTTACTTGAATCCTATAAGCTGAATCTTGGAATCTTTCCCCAATTGTATCAAATGGCCTCCAGTTAAATGGGTATCCAAAATATATCGCATATAATGCTTTACCTATGGATAGTAGAAACCTACCAACTAATTCATTTACAGTTATAGTTATTACCGCAAAAATATACTGAATAAATAATAAAATTTCAGATATTAATAAATTTATTTTAGTTCTATTTTTGTAAGCAAAATTTGTTGGTATATGATTTGTTTTTGATTCACAATCTTCTTCCGCATTAGGTCTTATTTGTTTTAAACCTAAAAATGCGTCATTATATGAACCATATTGGTGTGAACCTTGAAATGATGATACTGTATATACTTTACCAAAAATAAATTTATAAAAAACATCTTCAGGTACGCCTCCATTATTTGTTCCTAACATTAATGCTTTTTTATCGGCAGTAAATCCGGTACTCATATTCGTACCTAATGTAACATCGCTTGGAGGTATAATATTTAAATAATCTTCAAATACATTTGAAAACTGATAAGTTGTTAATAATTCTTCATCGTATTCGCCTAAATTATTTGAACCGTCAGCATTTTTATTATATTCTCTAATTTGTGGTATAAGATATTTTGCTGTGCTTTTTGCTTCTAATCCTATTCTAAATCTTGCAACTGTTGTTGTTGGTATACCTTTGTTTGTGTCGTTTGTGATTTCTTGTTCACCAAATTCATTTGTAAAAAAATATTCCATATTCATTGGAATTGGTACCATTGAAACACCATCTTGATCTATTGTTTCTGTGATATTATAATATTCTAATTCAGGGTATAACGTAACGTTATCTGAACCTATTATTTTTTTTCCAGTATATCTTACACATTCAATTTTTCCTTCTGATGTTTGTAAATTACATTTATAACCAACATGTGGATTTATAAAACCATTTCTTTTTACTGAAGCAATATTACCATCTGTAACAGACGATAATAATATTAACGAAATAGGTTCAATTTTAATATCTTTATCCGCCAAATCAAAATCAGTTCTTGTTAAACCAATTTCACAATAATCTTCGTTACCCCAAAATGGATAAACTTGTAATGTTTTTGTAAATGAAACAATTTGCGGTAAACCATCAATATCACTTTGTCCCTTAAAACTATAATATCTTTCAAATTTATCTACACCAACACCCTTTTTAATAAAATCATAAGGTCTTAATGAAAAACAACCTATGTCAGACAAATCTAAATCAACATGAATTGTTTGACTTCCTAATGGAACCCCCCATATCATAAAGTCACCAGCATCATTCGTTTTAACTGTGTAAGAATAATAACTTTCATATACTTCTAAAACCTCTTCTCTTGTTAAAACATCTTCTTGATCTGGAAAAGTACCTGTTGGCGTGTGTCCACCATGTTGTTTACGAGCGGGTAATAAATTATAACGATAATTGCTTTCGTTTTTATCGCCCGTTTGTTTATATGGATATAATGTTGATATTACAGGATCATTGACATCAACATCATTTATTGGTACAAATATTGAAACTTTGGCATTTGGAACACCAAATCCATTATTAACTGAAACACGCCCACAAACCACTCCATAATCAGCACAAAGTGATGAATAAGTTTGTTGTTGGGTAAATTTTAAAGATAAAATTTCTAATAAGTCAAAATCTTGTTTTAACTCAACTTTAACTAGTTGATCTTTACCAATATTGGTTGAAATTCTATGTTTTTGTACCATTCTTATAATAAATAGAAAAAATCAAATTTTCTACTATTATAAACTAAAAAGATTTTAATATGTAGTCGTTCCTAATGTTTTGGTTCTCACTAAAATATCGGTATTTGGGAACCTTATTTGGAATATCTGATTAGACTTCATATATATGATATGATCTGACTGTTCAATTTCTTTTGTTGTGGCGTCAACATATGGCATTACTGTTTCTGCAGATGAATATAAACCGCCTATATTATTATAAACTCTAATGTCAACTACATTAACAACGCCAGATATTGCACCAATTTTATGAATTAAATCTCCCACAAATAACGGATCTCCCATTTTTCTTTTTGAGACATCAAAAAATTGTGTCGCGCCGCTGATTGTCGATTTAATTACATCTGTTGGGTTTTCGTTTTTATCTATAACTAAATCAATTTGTAAAGATAAGTCAATTACTTGTCCGGCAGCAATATCTATATAATCATTAATCATTCTATAATCTGAAAGATACTCTATAATATTACTTGCCAATGTATTTGAAACAACGTCAGTCAAATTACCATGATCATCATATGATAATATTTTAATTCTAACTTTGTTATCTTCTTCCATGATATTAACCTTAGCCGGCGCACCATAAGTGCCTGGCATATTCTCAATCAAAGTTTTATAATCATTCAAAGTTACCGCCCTATCTTGTGCTGCAAAATTATAAGAAATCATATTTCTTAATTCTTCTATCGTTGGTTGATCAGAACCACCTACAGCAGGAGTTACATTAGCAACTCTTAAAGATTGTAAAACTTGGGTATTGAAATTTGAATTAGGACCATTAACATTAAATTCAACATTATCCACACTATTAATAACATTAACACCTAAATTACTATTTTTACCACCACCAACTCTATATTTTACAAATAAAGTACTATTTGTAGGGGGTATTGAGCCTAAAGATGTGTTATTTAAAAAACTTGCTAAATTAACTTTCATGGAATTAGTCATATAGTTGTCCAAATTATCCATTGGATCAACATTACCTGAACCAAATGTTAATGACAAATAACCTTCTGGTGTAAATTCAGTTACATACTTATTTGTAACCGTCATATATGTTCCCGCTTTAAAATTATTTTTATCAGATACCGCCGTTGAGTCAGGTAAAAATACTTTATCTTGTATTAAACTGTTTACTTCATACCATTTATTACTCGAACCACTAAATTCCGTAGATGTTGGATTTGCACCAAATGTTGTTCCTTCCTTATGTATAATTGCACTAATTCCTAACACATCTTGTTCGGGTAAATAAAGTTTTAAAAATGGTTTTTGATCTAAATCTGTAATCACTCTTCTATATATTCTTGTAACTCCATTTACAACCGCTTCTCTTTTAGTTATTGTGTAAGATATCAAAGTGTTATTGGCATCAAAATTTGGTATTTTTAATCTATTAGGTTCACCTTTACTATTAAACGGATCAGAAAAATCCATATCTTCAACGGTTTCAAAAACTTGTCCTCCACCTGAAATTTGTGCCCCTGCTTTTAGAATGCCCAAATATCTTTCATCTTCTTTGTCTCCTCTTACAGGAACATTAATTGAGAAATCACATAATGCAACTGAAGGACGATTACCAGGTATTTTCATACCATAAGTTTTTGCAATATGAAATAACGATTGTCTTTGTTGTGCAAAATCTAAAATAGTTTCTTGCCAAACCCTATCTATATGAAAGTGTAAGTTGTCAGCAACTGCAGCATTCAAATCCAATAAAACAGAATAGATTGAAGCGTCATTTGTGTTCTTAATTAAATCAGGATAATATTGTGTTGTTAGGTTAACTAACTCTTGTCTTAGTCCCGCAAAATCTCTAGTTGCGTATGATATTTTTTTACTCATTTTAAATGTTTAAGATTACAAAATCCGAAGATGTAAATGCTCCGTTATTTACGTTGTATTCTATTTTTACAACTGCGGTATAAGGTTTAGCTGAATTATCAGATATTCTAAAAAGTCTATTATCCTCATTTTCTGAGAGCGAAATAAATTGTGTTGCATCATCTTCAGCCGACGTTATATTAATTGATGTTATGTCCAAATTAGGTATATATTGTTTAACAGAATCTCTAATTTCACTTTCTATCAAACCATAAGTAACCGCATCATTCTGATCAAAAATATATTGATATAATCTTGTTCCAAAATCAGGTAAAAAATACCTACTTCCTTTTCTTGTTAATAACAAATGAATTAAGTTTGCCCTAATCTCTCTTTCGGGAGTTGGAGTCATTTTTAGAAATTTACCTTCTAAACTATCACTAAATGGAAAATCTATACCGTATGAAACTGCCATATTGTATAAATATAATCAATAATAAAATGGTTATGTATCTTCTTCTGTTTTTGTATTTCCTTTCTGATATGGAGGTAGATATGGACATGAGGAACATTTGTTACCACAACAATATCCCCTCTTTAATAAATAAAGAGGAGTCAGAACCATAAGCCCCGACTCCTCATCTATATTATAATCAATCCCTTCTATCATTAGATGCTAGTCACATCGCATGAAGCACCACTACAAGCTTGAGCGGCAAAGTCTGAGATGTTTTTGTATTGAGGTTTATCTAATATCTCACCAAAATTAACTTCTTTAAATTGGCGAGTGATGGTTTCCCATTTATAAAATAAATGAACG